GGCGGAGAATCTACCTGCTCCCGAGATCCCTCAGCACTTACTGGAGGAGGGGATTAGAACCTCCAGGCAGGGAAGCGGTCAAGAGAAGACGGTGCCTATGACCCCCATAATGAAAGCTATGCTTGAAGCAAATGGGGAGTCTACCGACATATCCTTTGACCAGCCCCTCACTAAGACTGAGTTGGAGTTAGACAAGAAGGTCAGATCCCGCCTAAATGCGGTTAATGGGAAAGAAAGGCTCGAATACCCCGAGTCAGAAAACCTTCTTGATCATGAGCTTTACAATGTCGATTGTTGGAGAAATAGGAAGGACAACATGCGCGACATTGGACCCGGACAGGCAAGAGAGCGCGCCAAGCTGATTGTTTTGTACTCGAAGAAGCCTGAATTTGAATACCTCCTCAACCTCATGGAGAACGATGGACTCCTACAGAAAGCGATTGAGGAGACTTGGCAAATCATGCCTGAAGTCACAGCGGATACCGAGTTTACGGAGACCTCACTCCCATTCGATAAGAAACACTCGAATGTCGGTTATCCTTTCTTCCATAGAGACAATGTTAAGGATCCCACGACTGGGAAGACTTATGGGGAGATGTCTCGCGACGTCGCCCAGAGAATTACCTTCCAAAACTTGCCCAACTATAACGTGTCGTTGGTTTTCGGGAGAAACCAGAGACTAAAAGGACGCTTAATCATCGCGGAATCGCGTGTAGTTAACCTGTTCTTCAACAGGCTTGAGGCAAGAGAAATTGAAATGCTTAAAGAAAATTGCCCTGTGTTTGCAGGGTATAATGACGGCCCCTTCCTGAAACGTGTCCTGTTTCAGATGGCTGAAGATGCCATGGGAGCTGGCTTTAGGATATCGAACTGGGACCAGTCGAAGTTTGACTTCCATATCAACCCAGTCTGGTTAGCACTCATTGGTGCTATGCGCGTGGCTAAGTGTAGAGGCGCGTTATCCAAGAAGCTTGCATACTGGAGAGCCGTCTTCAATATCCGCCAATGGGTTATTGATGGATTTGGACAGGAGGTACTGGGCATCTGGGGTAGGATGCCCTCCGGCTTTATCGATACTAACCAGGGTGACTCCTGGGTCGAGGTAATAGCAACCACATATTGCTTAGCCAAGCAGGATCCTAAATACTTTGCAGCTGTCTGGCACCGCTTCAAGTACACCATGCTTGCCATGGGGGATGACTGTTTGATGATGTACCGTCCTGATTACTTTAAG